ATAGATTCAACTTGTCAACATTCAAATTACGATAGCTTTGTGCCCATGCTTCATTGGCTTGACGAGCAGCTTCTGTAGCTTTATGTGCTTGATATATTTTATAAACCAATGTTCCTATACCAATAGTGGCTCCAGTTACCCATCCAAATGGAGTTGTGAAGAACCATTTACCTACTGTTCCTATTATACTTGCGAGTGTGGGACCTGCGGCACTTGTATTGATATTTGTTGTAGATACAGCAGCTCCTGCAACACCTGTGCCACCTCCTAATAAACCGGCTCTTCCAAAAAATCCACGGCCAATAGCTTGTCCAATAGAAGCAATACGTCCTATTTGGGTATGTCTACTAAATGCGTATAATTGTATCATATAATTTAATGTACGTTGCATTAAACCTGCAAAATTTTTCATACCCAAAATCCAACTTCCAAACAATACGCCTCTAATCATAATGAAGGTACTTAATATGCTTTGCCCAATACCAGCAATAACTCCTAATATCATTTGAACTTTAACAAACCATACAATGCCATTTTTGATCCAATCAGGTGTCCAATTCCAAACATTCATAATGCCTTTAAACACACCAACAATAACATTTGCTATTTTCAAAAACATGTCCATTGCATTTCTCAATGCAGTTGCAAACTCTGTGGATTTCATTAACTCAATCATGCGTTGCAGAAAGTCTCGGATTACTCCTTGCATTTGTTCAAACCCTTGCATTCCAGTTTCTGTAAATGCCGAGGTCATCTGATACCAAAGACCCTGTATGGTGTTTTTCTTTTCGTCAGCCAGGTCGGATGCAAGCCCCATTGACTTTTTATTGAGTCCGGCTACTTCTTGCATCTTTGCTACATTATTTATTAATGCTAGTGCACCTGGAGCCGCTGTTACCCGAAACATCTTGTTGATTAGTGTTGAGAAATCACCAGCACTCATGGTTTGTTGTTTTTCATGTAAATCACTTAAAATGTCAGAGAGATTCCGAAGATTTCCGTTTTTATCTTTTGTGTTGATGCCTAATATGTCCCATGCTTCTTGACCTCTTTTAGTAGGGTTCATCATATTTAATAGCATCATACGTAACGTAGTACCTGCGTGAGAACCTTTGATACCGGCATCGCCTAATACACCAAAAGCTGCCGAAGCAGTTTCAAAATCTAACCCTGATTGATGGGCGACAGTACCGGCATATTTAAATGATTCAGCTAATTCTAACAATGTTGTATTCGTTTTTGTGAACGTCATCGTAAGAATGTCAGCTGTGTTATCCATTTGTTTTGCTGGGATTTCATAAGCGGTCATAATGTTGGTTACAACATCTGCTGTTTCTCCCAAGTCTGTATCACCTACAAGTGCAATATCAGATATAGGTCGGATAGCATGTTTTATTTGATCGACATCATATCCTGCCATAGCTAAGAATTTTCCAGCTGATGCAACTTGTGGAGCTGTATATTTAGTTTCAACTCCAACTTGACGCATTAATTGGTTCATTTCATTAAATCTAGCTTCAAATCCCACTTTTTTATCGTGAGTCTGGAGGATATTCTTTGTCGTTTTGGCTATATTATCATAGGTAGAAGCATCTCTAAATACAGAAGTTACTCCAGACATTAAAGAGCTAAGTCCATAGGCAATTCCCATACCCTTAATCATTTCGCCTGCAACATTTGTACCTGTGTTGGCGTATGTTGGACCTAATACTTGCCGAGTAGAAGGGTATAAATAGGTACTATGTCCTGCTCCAACTTGTCGTGCTGTTGAAGCAGGAATATTACTCTTAGTTGTGCCACCAGCAACTGCTTTGGATGTTCCGGCTGCACTTGCGGTTATAGTTATTTTGCTATTTGACTTTATCTGCTCAATCTTCTGTAATAGTTGGTTAAGACTACTTATTGCTCTTTCTGTATTAGCCTTTGGATTGATCGTTTTACCATTTATAGAACTAATAGCTTGATCCAATTTCTTTATATCCGAAGTTGAATATAAAGGTTTACCTAATGCAGTCTTAGCCTGTGATTTAATATTGCTTAGTTGCTTTAAAACACGTTCTAAACTAGCTTCTGCCGCGCTTGTGTTAATCTGTATATTGATAGGCTTAGTTTTAATAGAAGCCAATGCTGAATTAACTTTACCGATGCTTTTTGCAACAATATCAAATCGCTTTGTTAATGATTCCATTTCAGCTGTGGCCTGCTGAAATTTACGTATAGACTCTAAAGCTGGATTAGAGTTAACGTTTATCTGATAATTAACAATATAATTTTCTGCCATCTTTTTGTATTTTGATTTTCTAAAGAATAGCGGTTTGGTACCCTGAAAGATTGAAAAAGCCCCTTATCCGACAGAGGATAAAGGGCTACGTAGAAAAAAACGAGTAATAAGACACTTTACGCAAGCATTCCAAGTGCACTTGCTTGTTGAGTTATGAGCATTTTGCTGTGGAGCCATACGGCATCTTCAGAAAGCATTGCAAATTCTTCATCGTTTAACTCATCAAGGTTTACGCTGGGAAAATAATGACGGATAAATATCAGTCTATGACGAATAAGTTGATCGTCTTTTACTTCCCAGCTTTTGATAAATTTACGAGTTTTCCTTTGCGCAACTCGATAATTTGAGCCAGGTGTGGCATCAAGCCATAGATGAACAAGGAATCATCTTTAATCAGTTCTTTATCGCCATCGACAAAGCAATCTTTTGCCAATTCTCGCATGGCACCGGCCTGGTCCTTTTGGGAGAGAGACAAATATTTACTGAATGTCGGGAAAGGCGGCTGTTTAAAATAACCGATATAATATGGCTTTTCGCCTTCGTCTTCATCTCCTTCCACAAAAATCGGGAATACACGTTTTAGTTTGGGATCTGAATCTTTCAGCTCTTTTACTTTCTTTTCAATCTCGGTCTGAATATCTTCAGGCAAGAAAAGGTCTTCGTTTACATTTTCCATTATAATTATGATTATTGATGTTTATTCAAGAATAGAAGTTCTGAAAATCGTTGGTTTATTGGTATTGCATTTAAAATGTTAAATATTGAATGATTGTATATTTTTATTGGTTAGACTTTTATTTTTCATTTTATGTTATTATTTTTGCATGAAAATAGTAGTACATGAGATTAATTTAGAGTGTACTCTATGTAGGGATGTAAAAGGGAAACTGTTGAAAAATGGTCTTCCCTTTTTTATATAAGAAAAGGCGAGTTTTTACTCGCCTTTATTGCATAATATATCAGAAGTTATAGCCAAGAACTAGTTCCTTCTCCTGTGATAATATCGAAAGGATTCAAATTGAATTCTTTCGTAATGTTTGTATCATCTTGTTTACTTTCCATTCCGTCTTCGTTAAAGAGACATCCCTTTAGCGTTACAGTTTCAGCGGTCCAGTCTTCACCGGCATAAGCATTAGTAAATGAGATGATCAAGTCAAATTCTCCCAAATCCATTAAAGAACCAGCCAATGCTCGAAGTTGGGAAACGGTATTATAATCCATTGTAATGGAGGCTGTACAGGTTTTATTGCCAAAACCACGATTGATAGCATTTCCTCCAATACCGTAGTTATTTTCAACTTTGCGAGTCTTGTTCCACTTGATTTCAGAAACTCCTTGCATAATAGTAGAATCTTCTGAAATATCCAATGCTGGTATGGAAATGCGGATCATAGACCAGCTGTATGCTACATTGTTAATTATTGCCATCTTGTTAATTATTTATTGGTTAATGCCAAGCCCTCGACTACTTCAATACGGGACGATACACCCACCGGAACAAGTGAATATTTAATGATCAGTGTATCATTCTTTAATACATTTTGATTCTTATCAATTGTTACAGAAAAGCCAGAGATTTCTTCATTAGTCTGCATGGTTGTGAGGATGTCAGAAACAATATTTTGAAACATCGTAATCTTTGCAGAAGATAAATATCCAGTGCTGGGGTCTACTTTCAACGGAGAGTTGACATAAGGCAATAATGCGTTACGTACAGCGCGTCTTGACTTATGAATTGTACGGTTTCTAGCAACTGTTCGGTAATCTCCATTTGAACATGTTTGGTCTTTAGAGAAAAAAACTCCACTTTCCAAACCAGAATATTTGCACAAGAAGATATATCCCTTATCGTCCAGATCATCCAATTGGATTTTATTCAAAGATGAGTACTTTAATGTACTTGTTAACTTATCCTCGCTATTTAAGGTGACATCTCCGAATCCCATTTCAATATCTGGGAAATAACCAATCAAATTGAACTTATTTACCCATGCGAATGATTCTTGTACGCTTGCTGAAGCGATACATCCTAGTGCGGCTCCAATATTTCCTACAGGAGTGAGATTTGGGTTAGCAAGCTGCATAGCTGATACATCAGCGTCTAATCCCTGACCAAGTAATACACTGACAAACCGAGCATTAATAACACATGTCGGTATTTTACCCAGTTCTACTTTCTTCACAGATTCTTCAGCTGTTGCAATTACTGCGGAATTTGCACATAACAAGATTGATAAAGGAGCATTTTCATCAGCTAAAGACGCAGCTTTGGATTGCAGATCTGTAACTAGGTCAATGCTATATGTTTCTGCTTCTGGATCTGTTTGTTTCCACAACGATTGTTCAGTCCAAACACCGAGTTGGTTAATCATACCATGTGCTGCGCGTTGCATTTGTTCTATAGCATTCCAATCTACACCACAGTCTGCAAACATGATAAACAAACGTCCTGCGCTTCCTTGTATTCCAAAGAAATGATTGATATGATAATAAGGAATTCCAAACAGTAAATCCTTTTCTGTGTCACCGGAGTATGCGGTAATGCCAAGTTCTTTCAAATCATCCATAGAATTGATTTCAATAACATTA